AGCTTAACCAATTCTTCGTCAGGTTTGATTTTTAGCCAAACTTTTATGGAATTAGGTTTACCTACTTTTTTGTTATAAGCATTCCAAAATAAATCAAAACCTATAGGTTGTATGCTTTTTATTGGTTTATGGTTATTGGTTATTGGTTTATGGTTAGCATACCGAACGGATTGCGTTTGTAATGCGAACGCATTGCCATCGTTTGGATTATCTGCTAAGTTATTGTTTTTATTACTCCAACGAACCATTGCTGATGCCCTAGCTTTGGTCGATTTACCATGATATTGAGCAATTACATCATCACAGCGCTTATGAATATAACCATTTTCGGTTAGTTCAAAAAAGTCAGTAAGCACATTTTGAAGCGCTTGTTGTTCTTCCGCACTACGAACGCTATGCGAACGCATAAGCTTTGCAAGATCATTGCTTAATGGAATTTCATCAAGGTAATAGCTATCAAGCAACTGGCGGTAAATACCATGCTCCAACAGCGTTAAATGACCAGTATCTTTACGATAATCGCCAATGTTATGAGGGTAATAGTGCATTTCAGTCCTTTTTGAAAAGGTCAGGTCTAAGCATTTCTCTAGTCAAGCGATAGTCCGACAGTTCTTCAATGTCTTTAATCCACTTAAACGGAATGTTGGTTTTATTCCATTGATAAACAGCGTTAGCTGGTATTCCGAGCTTATTGGCTAAAGCTTCTAGCGTTCTAAACTCAATTTTTAACAAATCCATTGGATGCATAAAATTCCTTTCTTTTGTGAAACAATACCATAATTCTAGCGTAAATCTTAGATTTTTGTTGTATTAGGGAAACCACTTAGTAAAAAAGTGAAAAAAATTGTTGCAATCTTATTTTTTGGTGTATAGTGGAGTCTAGTTCAACAAGTGATGAAGGGAATTAAAAATGATGGCAACAACAACCAACAAAAAAGCTTTTAGAGAAGTTTTTATTGATAATCCTGCGGCTTATGCGGCGGCTACTAAAGCTCGCATCATTTCCAATGCAAAAATAACTTTTAGCAGAACTTATGAAGATCATGAAAGCATTGAAAATTTTTTAGCTTTTGGTCGTATTTATGATGATGAAGGCAATTTTAAGTTTTACAAAGAAGGTTTTGTTGGTTCTTTAGCATCTGCTTTTGATAATTATGGAAAATTGTCTGAAAAACAAGTTGAAGCTGTTCGCAAATGCATTATTGCTAATCAAGCTCGTAAAGCTGAATGGGCAAGTAAACAAGCGGCTTTAAATGCAAATCGTCAGCATATTGGCGTTATTGGCGAAAAAATTACATTAACTTTGACATTGAAAAAAGTTATTAATTTAGACACAAATTTTGGAATGATTGGTTTGTTTATTTTTGAAGATGCTGATCAAAATGTAATTATTTACAAAGGCAATTCTGATGCAGTTTGGCAGTTAGCTGAAGGCGAATCTGTTACATTAAAGTTTAGCGTTAAAGAGCATGGTGTTCGTAATGGCGTAAAACAAACGCTAATCCAAAGACCAAAAACTATTTAATTGATGAAGGAGAAAGTGATGAAACAAGTAATTATTGACACAGTAGGCGTAGTTCTTTTAGGCGTATTGTTAGCCGCCATTTTTGTATATGGAGGTATCTAACATGGGTATGAGCCGCCACGATGCTTACTACGAACCTGACGATTACGATGATCGTTCAGATGAAATTGAATCTCGCACTTGGGAACTTATGAAAGTTGGTGCGGAATACGATTACAAAACTTCAGGTGCAATATCTGAGGCTTTAAGCGACATGGGTATTGATGATGCAAAAGCTTTGCAAGATGTTATCAACTCAAACAATTATGAAGCTTTAGGCCGCAAAGTAATCAGCATGGCCTGTGATTACATGGAACGCTTTGCAAAAGATTGCGCTGAAAACGAAATTAACGACTAAGGAAAAAGTGATGACAGAAAGTGAATTTTTAACATTAAAAAATGCTTATGATGCTGGTTTTAATACGGCTTTAAGCATGATGCTTGGATTTGAAGCAAACCTAATTAAACCTAAAGAATTTGTAAATATGGTTATTGGCAAAGAAAGTTTAATTGGCAAACCAGTAGTATTTTCAATGTGGCCCAATAAGGAATAAGTGATGACTATGAAAACATTTAACGAATTACGCACTATTAATGTAAATGAGCATACAGAAAAAAAAGGCAAATTTACCTACCTTTCTTGGACTTGGGCAGTAGACCAACTCCTACAAAATGATCCATCAGCTACTTGGACTTTTGGCGATCCTGTTTACTTTAATGAGTCTGTTATGGTGTTTTGCACAGTTCATGCAATGGGTAAATCTATGACTTGTCAGATGCCTGTTATAGATTCTCGGAACAAAGCTATACCTAATCCAAACGCAATGGATGTAAATACAGCAATGATGCGCTGTCTTACAAAGTGTATCAGTTTATTTGGTATTGGCTTGTATATATATGCTGGAGAAGATTTGCCAACAGAAGAACCAGTAGACCTTAGAGAACAAGCCGACATTTGGTGTTTGGCTATTGATAAAGCGGAGAATATTGATGAACTCAAAACAATCTATGGTAATGCCTATCACCAGTTGTCAAAAGATAAATCAGCAGTCGCTAAGATTTCCGCCGCCAAAGATGCCAAAAAAGCCGAGCTTGGAAATTAAAGCTATTTTTGACTCAATACTTAGAAAAGAAAAAGACAACAGAAAATGACAACTTTTACTACTGATGATCGTATCGCCGCTTCTGAACCTATTCCATTTGCAGGAATAGTTAATTTAGAAATTAAACAAGGAACGGATGAATGGAAGCTTTTAAGGCTTGGGAAGGTAACAGCCTCAAGAGTTGCCGATATTCTTGCCAAAACCAAAACTGGAACTTCTGCAAGCCGCCAAAACTATTTAATTGAATTGGCTGTTCAAAGAGTAACAAACACCATTCAAGATTCTTATTCTAATGCGGCAATGGAATGGGGAGTAGAAAATGAAGCTCAAGCTAGAGTTGCTTATGAGGTTGCATCAAACAGTTTTGTAGACCAAGTAGCTTTTGTAGACCATTCTACTATTGCTTGGTTTGGAGCATCGCCTGATGGTCTTGTAAATGGCGATGGTTTGGTGGAGATCAAATGTCCTAATAGCGCAACTCATTGGTCTTATATAAGAGCAGATTCACCGCCAAATAAGTATTACATTCAAATGCAAGCGCAGATGGCTTGTACAAACAGGAAATGGTGCGATTTTGTAAGCTTTGATCCAAGAATGCCTGAAAGAAGCAAATTATTCATTAAGCGAGTAATGCGAGAAGATGATTACATTGCTGAAATGGAAGCAGAAGTAAAGAAGTTTCTTGATGAAGTGGAAGTAGAAGTTAATTTAATGAAAGGCAGTTAAAAAATGGCAATTAAATATTATGTAAAAGCCGCAATATCTGAATATACGGATCAAGCTGGTCAAAACAAAAAACGATATAACACTATCGGAATTGTTACTGAAACCAAAAAAGGCGATTTAATGATGAAATTAGAAATGATTCCATTATTAGGCTTAAAAGAAGGAACTTTATGGTGCTACCTAAATGTTCCTGAAGATAAACCTGAAGCAAAGCCTACGCAATCAAACGACATTCCTGATGATGACATTCCCTTCTAAGGATTTGTATGCTTGATAGAGAAAAAATGGCTTTTAGTATTTTAAGGTTAATGATTATTCATGATTGGAAATTTGATGTAACAGTCAAAGATTGGGACACTCAAGCAATAGAAAGAGCGTTCCGTATTGCTGATTTATTTATTAAAGAAAGCGAGATAACAAATGTCTAACGAACATATTTGGACTACTGCTGGAACTGATATTACAATTCGCTGGAAAATGCTTGGATGGCTTCCTCCATCTGAGCAACAGGAATATAAAGATAAATGGAAGTATTATCAAAATTTGCCATTGCGTAAACTTGATGATGCCGCCAAAGAGCAATACGAAATGGTTATGCGAAAAGCTAAAGTTATGAGGATCAAATAATGGCAACTAAAAAGAAATTAACAGTAAAAGAACCAGCAATTAAAGAAAAGTCAGGAAAAGTTATAGTTGCTCCGAGTAAAGCTTGGAGTCATGACGAGCTTAAAAAAGTTGCTGGTAAAGCCGCAAAAGGCGCAAAACATGAGTTCGAGCTTTCAAATGGTCGTATTGTTACTCGCAAAGTAGCCGCCAAAGTAGCTGAAAAAGCTGGTGAAGTTCCAAAGTCAGTTGGCAAAAAACTTCATTCTCATGATCTGCGTAAAGCAGAAGGTATCAAAAAGAAGAAGATGTAATATGGATAAATCTAACGGAACTAAAAAATGGATTGATGGCGGAAATCCTTGTGATGATGCTTTTATTGCAAGGTTTCCTGATTTTTCCTATGAAGGATCTACAGCTTTAACTATTTGGCGTATGTCTTGGGAAGCATCAAGAGAAGTTGCTGAAAATGAAACGCCTAGAATTCAATTAATATGAAAAAAAAGCAAATTCGAGTTACTTACGAAACTAGGTATAAAGAATTGCTAAAAGAGTATCAAGGAGCTTTAGATAAGATGGGTAAGCAAACACTCAAAATTATCAAGCTCCAAAAGCTACTCAGAGAAGCTCATGAAATCATGTTAAAACACATGGACTTTAAAGAATAAGCGGCAGTTAAGCCGACAGTCAAGGATGTCAAAGTGTATAGTTTTTCGGCTTTCTTATACAC